ATTCAATTTCCCCCGAGGAAGGTATTTCGTCTTTAGGAGTATGCCTGCAATAGAAAAGAAGCAGGTACGCTCCTCGGTGCGTTTGCGACCAGATGATCAGTCCGGTCTACCTGCTTCCAAGTTAACATAACATAAAACTTCCAGCAAGGAAATGGAGAACTTATATTCGTGTTTTATTTAAACTCTATTCTTTAACGTAATAAGAATAGAATATATTTAAATAGCGCTTAAACACGACATAAACAAAGGGCCTATTTTTTTATTTCGGAAGATGGTCTGTCCACTCCTAAACATATTTTTAAATAGGATCAGAATAGAGTCTCTTCTTATTTGTCCTATTTCTATTTAAAACAAATAAAAAGAACGCCCCTTCAGAGGACGTTCACTAAGATTTAACCACTACTATTATTGCACTATGAATTCTTGATTTTTTCTATTAAAGCCCGAAAACTTTCTTCCGTTTCTTTTAATTCGTTTGCGATTTTTTCATCTTCTTTCAAACCTCCGAAGAGTTCTTCGAGAGAAGGATCGTTTTCGAACATCAAACGGTATTTCTGAAGTTGTTTTTCTTCTTTTAAATTGAGTTGGTGAAGATTGTCTAATGCTTCTTCCGCAAATTTAATGAGATCCTCTTTTTCCATCTTTATCCCTCCCCTCCAACTACATCATTCGACAGAGGAAGGAGAATGTCCTTTGATTCAAATTACGCTTCGGACAGTTTTCTCTTATAGTGGTTGTCGACACCTTCAATTAAATGAAATATTGAATCGACCACCGTATCGTATGCCATTTTTGCTTCAGCTTCTGTTACTACAGTTTTCTTACCATGCGCAATTAGGTTTCTCATTTTTAGCACTTTCTTTTCCCAATCGTTATAGTTCTTCATTGTAGCAAGTTTTGTTCCAAATAGGTTACTCATTAAAGAATTCACTTTTACAGGCATATGAGTAGCTTCAATAAATCTACTAATACTATCATCATCTAAACCGATTTCCTTATACCCTTTTGTGAGAGTAGTATCGACATATGCTTCCAGTGAGATTTGGGATAGTAAAACACTTGTCATATAATCTTCGGAATTATATTGTTCCAAGGCGTAAGACAACAAATGTAACCAAGGCTCTTCATAGTCATCTGTTTTCGCATGAACCATCGCCAAGATCTGAATTTCTTTCCCGATCGATTCAATTTCCGTTTCATCATTAAGAGAGCTCATTATGATAAAACCATTCTTCTCCAGTTGAGTTGTTCCCACTAGATAACTACCCTCAGTGAAAGGAAACAAGTTAACAGTATAAACTTTCTTTATGGTTTCGGGTAGGTTTACGTAAACTGAATACCCTAGCTTCAAGTTGATCATTTGTTTGAAAATATCATTTGCTAAAAATGTTTTAGGTACAATATGATCTTTACTTTTTAAACCATTCTTCATTCCTTCGTAAACTGTGAATTCATTATCGCATTCTGGATTCTCACATTTGATGATTGCCTTCTGAAAATCCTCGTTTTTAATTGACCATCCTCTTGAACACTTTCCACATTCTAATGAAATAGCAACATATTTTGAATGTTCCATATTTCCCCCTCTAATTAATATTTCTAGACATCAACCTCTAATTCGTTTCCGCAGTTCGAGCAGACTAAATACAAAGAATGAAAAGGATAACTACCCATCACTGAATACGTAATGTTGGACTCATCATCTTCTTTCAAAAATCCTTTGCTAATCTTAATCTCTTCGTTACATTCCAGACATGTAATATTAAACCCTTTTTTCAAATGAATCATCCTTTGCAAAATTATACCATAGAGGGGGTCTATGGAAAGTATGGACATAAAAAATACACCTCAACGGGTGTTATCGTTGCTTCACATTATGGTCCAACTGCGACATTAAGCCATAAAAAATAACGCTAGCTTATGCTGCGTTTTCTGCATCTAAAATTGCCCATACAACTTCCTGCAAATTACTTAGTTTTGGTACTTGCTCACGTGTATACTTTCCTGTTTTTACATTATCTACCCAGATTGCTATTAATCCACTGTTTTCGTTAAACAAATCACATACCCCCTGCAATTAATATTGATAGTTCTGAAATAGCTTGGTTTTGTTGTTCTATTTTTTCATCCTGTGATGCAACGAACATTGTAAGTTCTGATACTGCCGATTGTAGCGTGGCGTTTTCTTTGCGCAGTAGAGCCACTTCGCTCTCTGGAGTATCTGGAATATCCTCATACTGATAATACAGTTCCTTTGTTTCGGGATTAATATACAGAACGGCCATCTTCGTTTTGTCGGACGTATCTGGAGTCGGGACGTAATCTACCAACAGCCCTTCTTGCTCCAATTCCGCCTGTGTTTTGCCTAGTCCATGTTTTTCGTGAAAAGGCATGTTGTGTCTGTAGACAACTTGATTTTCATGATTACTTTTGATAAATATCGGCATGTATAAAGCCTCCTATTTTTTTAAATATAAAACTTTCGACATCTTTAAGAAACGAGTCGTGTAGGCTTGTGCAACATATAAATAATTCTTATCAGCTATTAACGTTGTGGCGAAATTATCGACTGGCTCACTCACAGATACAAACTCGAAGTTCTTCTTTTTTAATTTAGCTAACGCTCTGTTAGAGGTCGAATCCGTGCAAACGACATATAGATGCTCATCATCCGTAGTTGTTTCGTAGTTAGTATTATTAAGTTCGGAAATTAACCTCTGAGAGATTACCTTCAGGTCATTTTTAGACGCTTTGTAGATGGTTCGCGATTGATTTGCATAGAGATATTCGTCATCCATGGTAAATCTATACCCAATTATGTCGCCTTCGACAACCGAACTTAAATTGGATTTCAAGAATTTAGTAATTGTGTGGTTGGAGTTTTTTGCATACACATAAGTATCGTCCAAATGTATGTCATAACCCAGGTTTTGAACTAATACACTCCCATTCGCCTTCCGCGTAGCGATGTCATATTTTCTAAGATAGCCTCCTGAGTTAGTATGGTTATTATCCCAAACGAAGATACTTTCTTCGTCAATAGCTAAAGACGTTATAGCTGCGTTAGTAACTGCACCTGATGCCATAGAACCGACCAGTGAAAAATCCGACTTATTATAAATTTGTATGGTTGGCGGATTAGCACTCGTTGTAATCACTACATGATTGCTATTTACCGCCAAATTCATAGCTGTATTAGTGCCCAACCCAGTGGCTAATGCGGAAAATATAACTGATGAATCACCTTTGGAAAATTTTTTGAAAGCCTTAGAGTTGTCTATACCATATATAAATTCTCCGTCATCCACTATTTGCAGGCCGCTAGAAACAGTGGGAGCATCTATTGTTACTAGTTTTTCCACTTCTTTAAAGTTACTCCCGACATTTACTTTCCCTACTGCCATTACACAACACCTGACTCTCTAATCAGCTTCAAGTCTGCTGTAATATTAGTTGTTGGCTTTTCATCAGCATATAAACGTACATATCCAGCGAAACTTTCTGTTGCTGATTTTAAATCGCTTGCGTTTTCTAATGAGGATAAATGAATGTTTACATCCACGACTGTACTCGCATCAATGTCTGTATTAGCTAGATCATAAATCCAGAAACCGCTAATAGCTCTATCATCTATCCAGTTCGCAGATAAAATTACTATGTCGCTTTTTATCATTATCAAATCTTGTACATTTGATTTGAATTGCGTGTAATCCGCCAAATGTTCATCAAGCTTTTGAGAAGAAGCAGCACCTACATCGCTGGCACGGGTGCCGTGAGGATTCCGTTCATTGATGTGTTGAGCTAAATCTATATCCGTTACGATGCCCCCTTGACCCGCCGGAACCTCGATGTTTGCAAATGGAATCTTGGCACCATCGCCGTCCGCGCCGCTGTGTGTATGTTCTTTAATCATCCGTTCAATCAACGCTTTCATAAAGGCGTCATTATTAATCAAACGCTCAAAAAGTGGATTGAATATATCGGCATGCGCCGGATCGCCTGTCTTTAAAATGCGCAAGGCTTCGCTGTAATCATTTGGATTGATTGTATGATCTGCCATTTACTAAAGTCCTCCTTCCTAAAACTGTTCGTCCCAATCAATTTCCAGGGTTGTTTCATCATCCATTCCCTTAGGGCGAAACGTCTTCCAAGCGACAAGATCGCCATCCGCATCGTAAAGACCACAGCAAGAAATATCGGTGTCTCCACTCTCAATAAATTGCAAGTCTACAAATATTCGCAAGGTGGTTGGGACTGGATACTCGACATTGTTAATTTCCTTCCGCACTATTTCCCCGGGAATCACGGTCACATCAGCAGTCGGAATGATGGGAAGACGTGTCGCCGGATCATGGCCACCAGTTCCCCATCCTACATGGGTAATAGCGGGTAGTGGAGCCGTTCCGCCGTGGGCTTTAGCGAACTTCTCCCTTGCTTTGGTTGTCGTGATTGCATTTGCCATCCTTCACTTCACCTCTCTCTTTCTCTATCACTTTTCCATTCTTAATGACCCGCAATTCAGATTGAAATACAGGCTCGTTTTCCACCTTCAAATCGCCACCTCCTCGATGATAGAACCAGCTTTTTTAACACGAAAAAAGCCTCTGTGTTCGAACAGGGCTTGATCAAGTGATATGGAGCCGTCTAGCTGAACCTGGCCATTTAACGGTACTACACCGGTTTGGCTAATAGAAGTACTCTTAATTGGCACAATATGACGAGCGGACACCTCTATTAATTCCCGCTGTTTGTATCGCAAATAAGTGTCATGCAGGGTAGTGAGCCTCACCCGCTGCGGTTCATTCTGAAGCCGTATTTCCCCATCAAGGTTAAATTCACCGTCCAGCGACGGCGTGAGATTGATTTCATGGACGCCGAATTCATGGAGCACTTTCATTACGAGCTGAATTCTTTGTAAATGGACAGGACCATCCCTGTTATAAAAACCGTTTAGAAACCGATCCCCATTTAACAAATACTCTCCATCTAGCCGGACATCTTCCCCTATGGCACCGGCGCCTGCTTGTGCCCAAGGGTTTGATGTGGTAGCTATATGGACGTTAATAATGAAAGTATTAATAATCTCCCGATCTAGCAAAAAGTTCCCTTCATAGATAAATCTCTCTAACCATGATCGAGTGTTTTTGGTTGGAGAAATTATATTCTTGATTCTTCGTCTGGCTGCACGATCTGTCTCATCATCAAAGCCAAATACTATAATGAAATGATATGGGTTGCCGTTATATTCAAACCATTCAACAACTTTATTTTTGATACCAATACTGCTCAAAGCCTTCTCCACCGCTAAAGGAGTTCCTTTTTTACGGTGCAAGCTGATGGAAGCTTGGACAACAGCTCTCTTTTTTTCAACAGGCAAGGATACGTCATAAAAATCAACATGCTTTTCGTAAGCAAGTAGATCTAATAAATGCTCGGGGACATTTTCAGTGTCTACTAGATTGGAAAGTGCTTCGGCCTCTCGGTATGCCTCTTTTAGTTGAATTTCGGCAGCTTCGGCAATAGCAACCAAAACGGGATCCTGTATCAAGCTATACGGCAATAAATTTAACAATGCGTTTTCTTGAACCTTAGTCATCGGCAAGCCCTCTATAAATAATGTTAGAAGCGACTTCGACAGCAACTTCCAGCTTATCAACTTTGATAAACATAGGGGAATTGACAGACACTCTTGATGCTCCCGCTTGTTTTAAGCGTGCAATCAATTCAGAGAAATCAACATCCCGTCCCATTTTTGAACGTTGCCATATTAGGTATTCCTGATAGGCCTGGTTCACTTGTTTTTCAATAATCCTTGAAACGGCCGCATTGGATTCCGCTATCCAATATTCAACTTCAGACGTATAGTTAATATTTGTAGGGGCACCGACACGAACAAAGTCAGTTAACGGCCGTACCTTCCTATCCATTAGAATAGACTCCACATGTTCAATTTCTTCTTGCACTGGCAGTCGTCCGTTTGCCATTAGAATTCGAACATCGACCACACCCGGTTCCGATGAGTCCACTTTGACATCCACAATTTCCTGACTGGCAGATTTGGCCCAATAAATATAAGCCCCATCTGGACCTGCAACCGAAAAACTTTCCGGAGCAAGCCGAATCCGTTCCGCATAAGCGTCATCAGTTTCTTCCTCTGCTCCACCTGCTGAAATTGTTGTATTCTGAACCAACTTCACGTACGGCAGGGGTTCGACAAGTATTGTAATTTCACCAGGTAGAAATCCATTCCCGATGTCACCTGGCTGAGTGCATACCGCACCGACTGAAAATAAATGGACCCCTTTCGGAATTACTTTCGGTTCTATTGTTTCAAAATAAATATCTTCGGCAACTAAAAAACGTGTGCCCGCCGGAATTGACAAGGCGTCCACCCTATCTTCCTCCAGCACAAACGCCATCGTAGTCTTGGAAAACTTTGCTGGCAAACGCTCCGTAGACATCTCGACCCCCATATGATCGAGCATATTATCCTCGGCATAAGACAATCGATTTTGTCTCAGCCCATGTTCTAATTTATTCCGCTCAATAGAAACATAGGCAGCTAGCCCTTGAATGAATTTTCGGCGAGGATCCGCACGTTGGAGTATGACACCAGTTTTATCCTCGACATGCAACAGCATTTCACGTTCAACCAATTCTGGAGCTTTTTCCAGAAAATAAAGATCAGGTAAATTAAACCGGCTCACGTATGCTCACCCTCACTTTCGGGATTAACTTTCCTTTTAACCCGTCACCGTCAAAAATAACTTCCTGGACTATTGCACGCGGCTCAAAAGCATGAATGGCTTCCGTCAATTGGGAGGCTTTGCGGGCTTTTGCAATATGAATCGGGGAATCAATCTCCATGATCCAACCAAATGCACGATCAAGCGGGCAGCTCATTAATGGCGTGGACAATATAAAAGCGACGTTCTGCAGAACTTCTTCTACACCCGTCGCTCCGAAATTTATGCTTTTCATAGGTTCAACTTCATACACGCTATCACCCTTTCTTCAAAGATGAATATTGACCGCTCGCCGTAATATATTTCCCACCACCAAGCGAATACCAGCCGTTCTTCTCATCCAGAACGGTAAACTTATCGCCTTTCATAGCATAGCCAATTATCTTGTGATTTGCCCCCGGCCCACTACGTATATGAACAGATTTAACGGTGATCGTCATCGTCCCTACTTTTGGTTTAGATGAAACTGTCGAAGGGGCTAGTTTGGTATTTGAGGTTGTTTTTTTGACTTGGACCTTCCCCTCAACGTACTCTTTCAAGGAAACGGTGACTTCAGCGGATAAGATGTTACCGAGCTGATCAATATTCTTTAAAGCCTCCGAAAGTTCAGTTATCACAAATTTATTTGGAGCGATTGGTTTATTTCCCAGAATAAAATGAGCAGCCATACCTCTATCGTTCATCTTTTCGAGTTTAGCCATTTCTTTCATGGGATTGATTCCGTTTTCTGCACGCAATAATAATTTGTACTTTAAATCATCCAAACCAGCACCTTCGAACTCCAATTTCGCCTTTTGTCCCTGAATCTCATGCTCAGCCCAACGCGATCTATTATTTTTCTCCAGCTCACTAAATGACAACATCTTTTTTGGAGAAACTTCAAATACTACCTCGCCATAACTTCCGATAACAGCCAACGCGATCACCCACTTTTCGGACTTAGCTGTCCTTCATTAGACAAAAGTCTACCATCTAATGTGACGACTCTGCCAAGGCCACTTTGTATATGAATATCACCAACGATATTGACAAGCAGCGTGTGAGTGTTTGTGTCGTATTCAATATTGCTTCCGTCCTCGAACTCGATGTAATGTTTCTCCTGCTTATTTCGAGGTGGTGGGGTTTCTTCGGAATATAAAGCACATACAATAAAACCTTCGCTTCTCTTTGTAAAAATACACAGCACATGCTCGCCAATTTTGGGCAGACTGTACCTTTTATTTTTCAATGTCCAGTTATGGCCAACGCGCAAAGGTGCAGACACTTTATCATCTTGCTCCTCTAACCTCACCCGGGCCGTCGCATTTACCGGGTCGATTGAGACCACTTCTCCTACTTGCGCACGCATTAATATCCCTCCAAGCACTTGCGTAAATCGAGAGTAATTTTGCTTTTATTATGAATTACTTTGGTGACAATATATTTGCCATTCAGACGGCCAAATTCACTTAGAGTGAATGTCATACCCGCATCAATATGAATCTCACTAATAACCACTAAGTTGACAGTAGTGGCATTCTTATTTGCATCCCGCAATCGTTTCTTTGCCAGTTTATAAGCTTCTGCAACGGATTTGACCTCATCTTTGACAATGAGGGTACGGCCTACTTTCGGGGCTTTGGGTGGGGCGAATGTTGCTTTGATAGTTTTCTTTTTTGAAGCCGCGTGAGACTGCACACGACAATCTTTATAAGTGCCCGTTAGCGTTGTTTTAAAGCTCCAATCAAGCAACTGTATTTTGCATGTATCTTTACTCCGACGGTAAATCGTGTCAACGACAGGCTTTGCTTCGTAATCGGCCTCATCCAAAATTACTATGGATTTATTGGAGAGCTTCAGACATAAACCTTCGTCTTTGCATAATCGATGTAAGAAGGCCAAGTCTGTTTCAGATTCTTGCTCATATCGGTCTTTTTTGGGATTATCACTAGATTGCCAATGCAGCTTCAGTTTGTTGACTTTTGCAATATCACCTGCAACCTGTTTCAGCGTTGCCTTTTCCCATGCTTTCGATTTATGCTCTCCTCGAATAGAGGTGGATTCCGGAACGCTGAGCGCCTTGATCGTCATACGAGTTCCACCGCTTTGTCCACTTAACTCGTCCACTTCGAACTTGCCGAGTTTTGTTTTCAAGACGCTCTTATTCCAATGTTTTCGAAGATGTTCCACATTCAGCAAGGAGCCTTTTGACGGAAACCAATCGTTCAACCATTTCACCATGGCGTCTTGCACAACAAGTTGCAGATCGTCAATCTCGCCACTCAGATTGTCGGTATAAGTCCAATCAACCAAATCATCGCCAAGTTCCTCTGTTAATTTGATGTTGTTATAGATGACACTTAGATCAGTCCGTCTCGCATTGGTCATAATTCATCATCATCCCCTAACCAATCCGGCCGATCGGTATATATGGATGTATCGATATCTGGGACATTCAAAATGACAGCGCCAGAAAAAATGACAATATCTTTATGCTCGGGGTTTGCTTCCAAAAGCAAAGGGAGCAAATACTCGCTCCCCCATAACCTATACGCAATCAAATCCCACGTATCACCCTGTATTGTTGTATATTTATCCATCATAACTCACCCTTGAAGCGCCGCCGCCCGGCAATTGAACATTGTTGATTCTGGATTCCAAGCCATTTAATGCAGCAATCACCCGCTGGCCGGCTGATTGGATACCTTGCAAAGAAGAAATCCACCCGCTTGCTTGTCCGATTTGCGAAGCCAGGACAGACATATTGTCGGAGGCCAGAGTTGCGTTTGATTGCAAGTTAAACAGGGAGCCGTACAACATGCCGCTCACCTGGCTTGTGTAAGCCGTGATGTTCGACATGTTATCGGATGCAAGATCGACATTTGTTTGAAGTGGTTGGAACGATTGAAATATTTCGCTTGCTTGGCCAGTATGCTTATCCAAGGCCAGCATGTTGTTTGCAATTGAATCTGTACTGGTCGATAATGCCGTCAAGCTTGTATTGATGTTGGTAACGGTAGACGTCAATGCGCTTGTGGAAGCATTTAATTGTATTGGTTCTGTTGGTTGTGGCAAAGACGGAGCTGACGCTGGTGCTGCTACCGCAGTAGGCGTGCCGCCACCGCGGGCTGCGTCCACAGCCTTACCGCCGGCCCATTTCCCGCCTAAGTATCCAACGGCTCCACCAAGGAAGCTTCCAATTGCCGTACCGATCCCTGGAGCGATAGCTGTTCCGATTGCAGCCCCTGCTTTGGCGCCGCCTAGACCACCACCCAAACCGCCAGCTGCCTCTCCGCCAGCTTTGGCTTTATCTTTAGATTTAAAAATATTGAACCCTTCTGCCAGCAGGCCCAAGGGCAATACTGCCTTGCTACCTACTTTTCCAACAGCTGATAATGCTTTTCCGCCCTTTTTTCCGACATTCGATAAAGCCTTTCCACCCTTCGCAAAAATATCTTTGCCCGTGCTAAAAACTTTGGACATGAGATTCGTTGATTTAGGACCGCTAGGTTTTGAAGTAGCCTTAGCTTTAGGACCGCTTGTTTTTTCAACCGGTTGTGTAACGGCTTTTGGCGCACCTTTAGGATTTCCCTTTGCTTTTTTTGTGCTATCAGGAGAGAGTGTAGAAGCTGTATTCTGAGCAGAAGATGCAATGGCCGTCTTTTTCACGCCCCGCTTTTCCATCGCCCACTTGCCCGCGCCCATAGCGCCTTTTACTACTTTTCCGCCGCCGAGCATCCATGCGGCCGCACCCAAACCGAGCGCTCCGGTAACATTCCCTTCCAATGCAGCGTTAAGAGATCCGCCGATGGCTCCGGTGAACGCAGCGATCCACGTCTTTGCTGCTATTTCACCAAGTTGGGCGAAAATCCTACCCATAGCCTCTCCGCCACTACCGCCTAGCCATTCCTCCATTTTCTGAGTAGCCGTTTCCAAGGAGTACACTATCTTATCGCCAAGATCCATATTTTTGAACTTTTCCGCTTTCTCGAATGTCTCTAATTCCTGGCCGTAAGCATCCCAATTTACAACATTTGTCGGGTCGGGCATTCCCTCTTTTAATTGAGCACCGTAAGAATCCCAGTTGACAATATGAGTAGTATCTATTTCGACTGGGGTTGCGACTGTAAACGGAGCTAAAATGTCATCAAGCGCTTTTGCTACACCCTGTCCAGCCGCCTCAATTTCTCCCATGTTGTTTTCAATCATGGAAGTGATGCCTTGGAAAACATCTTTTCCTACATCAAGGATCGGTGTTGCAAAGGCGATTTGACCAGATTCAAAAGCTCCAAAAAGTTCTTCTTTCGCACCGGCGAAGTTATCTTTCATGATAGCCGCCGCACGGGCCGCCGATCCAGCCGAATTTTCCAGAGCATCCGTCATGTTGTCAATATGTTCAGGGCCAGCCTTCATTAGGGCCAAGAAACCACTTACTGCCTCGGTTCCGACAAGTTTCGCAATAGTTGCCACTTGATCGGCTTCCGACATGTGGGCAGTTGACTTTGCCAAATCATCAACAATAGCGGAAAGAGACTTTGCCCGGCCACTTGAATCTTTAATGGTGAAACCAAGCTTTTTCATGATTTTTTCTTGCGCTTTTGCGGGGTTATTTAATGCCAATAAAGATGCCCGGAGAGCAGTACCTGCATTCCCGCCTTCAAGCCCGGCATCCGTCATAATCCCTGCGGCAGCTGCAACTTCTTCTAATGATATTCCCAGAGCCGCAGCGGGGGCACCTGCATACTTAAACGTCTGTGCGAGGTCGTCAATTCCTGCCGCAGATACGTTCGCGGACATGGCAAGCACGTCCGCTACACGAGATGCCTCGGTGGCTTCTAAACTCCACACGTTAATGGCAGTTGCAACTGTGTCTGAGGTGAGTGCTAAATCTTCACCTGACGCTTCTGCAGCAGCTATAATTCCCGGCATTGCACCTATAATTTTGTTCGCATCGAATCCCTTGGCTGCTAGCTCATCCATGGCAATTGCCGTTTCACTGGCTGATAAACTTGAACTGGCTCCTAGCTCCAAAGCAGTCTCACGCATGGCCGCCGCTTCCGCTGCTGTGGCTTCCGTCTTCGCCTGGACCTTTGACATCTGGGATTCGAAATCCGCAGCTACATCAATAGACTTTATGGTCGCCGCTGTGACTGTCGTTGCAGCCGCGATTGCCCCGATGCCAGCAACAGCTTTCGTCTTGTCCCATCCCTTTTGAAATGACGATTTCAAGGAATTGATCCGTCTTTGATTACCTTCTAACAGTTTAAGTTCAGCATTGATCTTTGCTGTTTCGGCCCTGTATTGTGATTGATGGATTTTGCCTTGCGAAAACTCACGACCTAGCTTCGCTAGTTCTTTTTTGGCCGCTCTGGACTTGTGCTCCAAATCATCAATACTGCCAATTGCACTTTTAAACGCGCTTCCGAGAGATGATCCGACTTTACCGGCAATTTCTATGGTCATTTCCATAGCTTTTTTAGCCATCGTCTTCACCCTCCTCTTCAACAGCTGTCTCTATCCAACTTTGCAATTCAAACAATTTGAGAGATTGCCAGTAAGGAATAGGAGTATAAGTAACGGAGGAGAGCTTAAAAAATACTTTACGAAAAGCTTGAGCCCCCCCACCTCCTACCATCGGACGAAAAAATTTCGCACTTGAAACACCATTTCCAAAAAGTCAGCCCCGTGAAGCCTTTTCAAATCATCAGGCAGTACACCAGTTGCACGTGAAGCTATTTTTAGCAAGGCATCCTGATTGTAAATGTGATCAAATCCTCCCGGGTGACCATCCAAGCGCATTTCACTATCAATGCTTAAGATATCAGTACCCGTCATGTTGGAAAAATCCAGATTCAACATCTTGATTTCCTTACCATCCAATGAAAGAGGCTTTCTAATTGGCATATTGATTACAAGTGGATTATGCTCAGTTTCCACTTGGTTTTCCTTCGTTTCCAACTCTTCTGCAACATTGTCTTTAGTCATATTTTCTGTCATTATGATTTCCTCCCTTTACATTCCTAAAGCAGTTCTTAAACCTGCAAGAACATCTACTCCGTCTACCATGTAGATGTAATTCGTTCTGTCATATTCGATTAATACTTTTTTGTCACTTTCAATCTTCAGATAAAGTACTTCAATTTCAGTTGACCCTTCATATGGACTTCCCTTCGCAGCCTTGCCGAAATCGTGTTTCACTACATGCCCTTGCACCAATACTCGATTGGCAACGAATTTATGTTTGCCGGAATCGTACTTCTGGTCCGCTAATCGGCAATCCACTTTAACAGCTTCTTGTTTATAGAAATCTGTCATGGTCTTGTCAATGGTTGCTGTCCAGTTTATTGTCAGTTTCATAGATTGTAAGTGTCCGATATTCGGAGATTCATACTCACCCAGTACGCCAGCCGCACTTACAGTTTCTGTCATAGCGTCGAGGGATGGGAGTTGCAAATCTCCAATCCCTTTTCGCTCAGGGCTATCATTGACATATACACGGAAATCATTTAATTTCTCTGGAATAATGCTCACTGTTGGACCTCCTCTTATTCAACAAACAAATTATCGTAATAATTCGCGTCGAATTCTAAAATGTTTTCAATATCTTGCGCCGGTGTCGGCTCCGCTACGAAATACCGAAAACGCAATTTCCCACTGATTAAATCGGTTTTGGGATTATCCTCTTGACGGAACTCCACACGACCACCAAGCAGCACTTCCTGGGATTGCAAGCCGTTCAACCACATATTCATCGTATCGACAATCGAGTCGACCAACCGTGGACGAATCGGACCATCTACCTTGCTCCAGGTCGTCAGGATAATGGAGTTGGCCAACCAGTTATGCGTGATGCGGACTGGGATGAAAATATCCTTTACATCCGTGTTTGCAGGAAAAGCCCCTGTATTGTTCCCCCATGCCTTGAATCCGCCGATGAAATTGAGAGCTGTCACGATCCCTTGACTGTTCAGCAACTCCGCTTGGTCCGGCCCAAGATCCACTTCCTCATACTCTCCCTCTGCCTTTTCAATGAGCATTCGATTCATGGATAGGTTTTTGTTGGAGGGAGATTCATGTGGATAATCCCCATTGTCCGCAGCCGTCTCCACGATTCGGAATGCCAATTGGGTGGACAGATGGTACACATTGTCGCCCAATCCAATCAACGGCCAGCTGACAATCTCATTCGTTCCCGTATAATTATTTTTGTTTTTCCACTCGTTCGCTTTTGTATAAATATCCGCTTCCTTCGTATCAATATCCGCTAAAGATGCAGCACGGAAATACGTGTTGATGACGGAGGCCTTTGCTTTCATCACAGCTGCGACCATAGGATTTTTAGAAAACTTCGGAGCTAGTACCAGCCCTGGGACCATACCCGTTTTCGGGAATACGGCATTTAACAATTCCAAACCTTTTAACTTTCCGGTATTCACATCAGAACCACCGATAATATCATTCTCCGTAACCGCTTTGGGCGTTAAGCGTTTAAATGCAACATGCAGCTTTGTTGCATTATTTAACGGCACAATGACCACCTGCCCATCATCGTCGAACGATGCCACATAATCCTCCTCTCGCTTTAAAGGAGTCTCATCAGCCGCCGTCAACTTAACTTTCAACGTATCAAGCAGCACATTTTTCGCTTTGAGTGACGCTTTTTTATTTACAACCTCGACCTCTTCTTCGCCTGACTCGCTATGTTTATCAGGATCAAGGACGTTCACAAATATGACGGGCGCCACATTAAATTGCCGAAACGCCGCGTCCATTGCCTCACATAATGTGTAATCCTTCCATTCATCCGAATATCCAAGAGCCGCTTGCGCTTCTCCGAATGAGTAAGCCACGACAATGTCATTTACATGCTCAGTCGTTTTGGCCAAATGAATCGGTGCAGTACCGAATACAATTGGCAATGTCGCTGTAGCAACCACAGGCGTCAGCAATGACGTTGGCGCTTCAGTGACGCGTGAACCGTGTCTAAATGGCATTACGAATTCACCCCTTCAAAGTAATTTTTTACTTTGTTAAAAAGCATCGATTCAACAGAACTACTGTCAGTTACACGCTGTTCAAACCCCGAAAATTCACTCGTCGGGATAAATAGTTTTTTTAGCACCGGGCATTCTTCAAAATGTTCCTTCATATGAACCGGCAATCCACCTGTAAAAGACGCATAACGAGTCAACTGCTTCGTTGTCGGTCCAACATAAATAAAGACATCCGCTTTTTCCTGCGCGGATGTCTTTTTGTTCACTTCTTTTGTTGTGGAAGCCTTTCCGCTTTCCTTTTTAGTACTCATCTGGCCATGCACTCCTATTCCATTGAATTTGTGGCGTTTCGAATTCCACATCCATAATTCCATGCCAAGTCGGTCGCATTTGCTCCTCAAAAAGAGCCGATTCGATATTTCCAGTTAAATTGGCTGAGCCGATGACTTGTGCCTCTTTTAGTGCAAACTTGATTCGATTCATAATGGAAAGCGTATCCTTCCATCCATACTGCTCGTCACGATTATAAGTTCCGACCAATAACCTAAATCGCATCGTATTTTTTTTGTGAATCTCATCCGACTCCCCTAAATACCGCACAATGACGAATGGATAATCCTCTTGTTGCGTATCTTTTTCACCCCGTCGGTTCTCCTTTGGGGGCAAATAGCCTTCGTGAACAGAAGGGGCCATCATGACGTTTCCGTCTTTTGTTTGATACCGCATTTCAGATAAAGCATTCTCAATAAAAGCAACTAGCGTCTTCAAAATATCTAAGGAATACATAAGCTACCCCCAAAGCATTTTTCCTAAAGCCTTTTCCAGTTCATGGCTCAACTTTTCCGCAATGACTTTATCAACATCCTCCACCACGTCTTCATTGCCGTACATTTGTGGGAGAGAGGGAGAATATAATCCTCTGATGGGCGTTCGACTTTTACCGACACGCTCAAAAACATTGATGTGTGCATTGTTCATTTGCGAAACAAAGGCACTATCAATACTTTTATGGCTATTGGACTTCATAACCCTCGCTTTAACTCTTGCAACATCCGGTATTTTAGGGATAGTGTCAAATTTAATGAGCGGAATTGGGGTTCCTGTCGATTTCAAGATGGCTCGCAAATAGGAGGGTGAAGCTCTAAGTATCTTCAAATCCTTTAGAGCACCCAAACGTTCAACCGAATACACTTTTCTAACAGAAGTAGCAGCACGCTGTTTTCCCCGTACTGCACTAGAGTTTATCGATCGGGCGAGCACCTGGTTTGCTTGTTCCGGGGTCCGACTCAATAATCTTTCGATTTGATTCGCTTTTTTGATGTCTATATGAATCATGGGAACTACACCTAACTTTCATTGGCCGTTACGACTATCTTGATAACGCCCGACTCGTCGGTTGCTTCTTCCACGTAATAATCTTCGCCGTCCAATGTTATCCTGCTATCGATTTTCGGAAGAAAGAAATCAGAAGTTTTAACGTAAATCGTTTTATAGCTCCTGAACACTTCCTGGCTCGCATGCAATTGCTCACGGGAGTAGCCGCTCAGTTTATCGTCTGCCTGTGTCGCAACGACAACAAGTGCCAATTGTTCGCCTTCCAACTCGTGAGTAGTAGCCATTTCATCGAGATTAAAAAAAACATCTAAATCTTCATCCGCGAAGTCTTTAAACGTTCTACTCGTCATTGGACTCATCCTCCAGAAGATCATCCGCTTTCCCTTGATTGATGATTGCTTCAATGACTGATTTTTTAGTTGTAGTACCTGCCAGATCAACACCGACCGCCTTCGCTTCGCGGGCTAGCTCTTCAGCATTGTATTCTTCGTCTAGTGCAGCACGCAGTTCTTCGAAAAGTTGGGGATCAATCGCTTTTTTGTCTTTGGCCGTATGCTGAATTTTTATTTCCTCATCTGGCGAGATGACATACTCCGCAGATTTAAGATTCACCAAGCGCCTGACATCTTCTTCTGATAGCCCATCAATCAAAGCACCTTTTTTATAATCTATTTGATTATGGCGAATCGGTTCTAATGCTCTAATCATAATCAATCACCTCCATTATTGTACTTTTGCCACAAACCAGCTATCGACTTCTTTAGGAATCGGCAAAGGTTTTGAATTCAATTGGGCGATTTGACGAGCAGGATTCTTTTCAATCCACGTATCTGGTACACGTTCCGCTTCGAATGTTGTGAGCTCATCATCTTTGGCAATAGTAATTGACGCATATGCCATGGCAAACTCAGCGGAAGATGAAAGGAGTGTCACAGTTCCTTCTGGAACCATCGGCTTCATGTGACCGTCTTCGTCTAAATAGTACTCGTTATATTCGTAAATTTTTCCGATGCCCGGAATTTGGCCAATGTATGTCACGCCATTTGGCAAAGTCTCAATATTCAAGTCGCCAACTTTTAAATGACGCAGATTCAAGATGCCTTGGACATCTTTATGATTGATGAACGTGTCAACTACGTCCGCAGCCATGATGACGATATCGCCTGTGACATGCCCCCTTTGTTGGACTGTCCGTTGCCAGCGTTTGAGATCCGCGAGTGGCTTGGATGCTGGGTCATTCCATTTATCGGTTCCGGATAAGGTCTGCTTGTTGGTGAAATTAAAACCAATTTCATAACCTAACCCTTCCCCTTGGACGATAATCTGCCCATGGAATAGAGCTTGGGCGCACATTACCTCTTCCCGACGTGTCACCATTTCTTCCAATTCCAATAAATCTTTAACCAGCTTCTCGGCTGCGCGTTCATCAGGCGATTTAGCTGAATAAATATTTTCACCCATTGATCGCTTCATGATATCCGCAGCGGTCGTAACTTTATATGGCGCGACTAATGGAGGTGCAAATGTCTCAGTCTTGAATCCGGAATTCTCCACAAGCTTTCCGCCGATTCTTTCATTTACGAATGGCGCAATCTTACGGCTTCCTTTCTTAATGTCGATATCCACTTTATCCGTGGTGGAATATTCGCGGTTTTTAAAGAATGTATCCCGTAAAAAGGTGTTTGGTTTAGACATACGCTCAACAAATTTAAGCATGGTGCGTGGTTCAAAAATATCAATCTTTGTCATGTTAATTATTCCTCCTCTTGAATGTCCGCAGAAATTGCAGAGCGTAAATAAATCCCCTTGCCACGTAAAGCTACTTTATAAGAAGCAACTTCCGCATCTACTGGCAAAATAATTTTATTGGAATTGAACTCCCCTGCCACATAACAAACTGCTTTTTTCGATTCACCTACAGAGGTAGCGACAGCATCCGCCATAATTCCGTAAACATCATCAGCTGTCAAAGCTCCTGAAACAGCAACAGCCTGATGATTCTCATTTAGTGCAAACACTTGGCCAAGAGATAACTCTTGTTCAGGCGCGACGATAATTTCTTCTGTGACTACATGAGATTGATAGCCTGCAATTAGATTTTCATGCTCCAACACTCTTGCCATTTTATTTCACTCCTTTCAATCCTAAATTTCCGAGAATGTTATCAACAAAGCTATCCACATTTTCATTTTTCTGAGGGGAAGCGCCACTTTCTATTTCATTGAGTGGTTCTGCATCCTGTTTAATATTATTTAACAGAGTTGTCTTTTTCGTTTTTTCGTTTTTCAAAATTTCCATTGCAGTATCAGCTGCTGAAATACCAGATTCAAATTTGGCCTTATTAATAATTTCTTCGGAACCGGGGACAGCAATGTTTTCGATGTCTTGAATTCTTCGACGCTCGTTGGCCACGGCTTCTTCGACGATCTGATTGACCAGGTCTGGATGTTCATTTCTTAGAGTTTCTAAATCCATTTTATTTTTCGCTCCTTTATCAATGGGTTCTGGATTGGTTGAATTGAGAATACTTGCTCCGGCCTCATTAGCTAGCTGGATACGCATCTTGTCAATGACCTCTTTTGGAAGCATGCCATTTACTAGTTCTGGGAAATCAGCAGTAGCTACTGCGTCAATTTCTGTTTCAAACATAATTTCATCGATAAAACCAGCTTCTTTCGCTTCCGGGGCACTCAGCCAAGTCTCTTTGTTCATCATGGATGCAAGTTCTTCATCTGACTTGCCTGTTTTCGCTGAATATGTTGACATGATCGACTTGTTCACCTTCTGGAGCAAATCGCTTGTGGCATCCATTTCGCGATAGTCGCCTTGTGCAATAGCACTTGCATTATGAATCATAAAAGATGCAGTGGGAGACATCTTAACGATTGTTCCAGCCATTGCAACGACACTGGCAGCTGAAGCAGCCAAGCCGACAACTTCCACATTAACATTGCCTTTGAACTTCCTTAATTCCGTATAAATTTCAGAAGCCGCGAATACTGAACCGCCGCCACTGTTTATTACTACCTGAAGCTCCGATGATTGACTAGCAATGGCCTTATCAATGACTTTATTGACTTTTGATGGGCTAGTAGCAGGAATTCCAAACCAATCATAAATCCATTGTTCCGAATCTCCTACAATAGGGCCTCTAATTTCAATCTTCATCATCTTTCACCTCCTCTCGATCAAGCGTTTCATTATAAGCGAGATCAAGTCCACCCTCACGACGCATCCGCTCTTCCCGCACGCGTTGCGGATGATTTCTCCAATAATCGCCGCCCGTCAATTCGACTGTCTCTTTTGCCCGAGTGCTGAATCCATTATTCACGCGCTTTTCTGCGGCATTCACTTCTTTTAATGGGTCAAGCTGTCCTTGCGATGGTCCATTCCATTCCGCTGTTGCATATGCTTTACGAATCATCGGGTCCTCCAAAAAGCCAGGAGCATCAATACGGCCAAGCAGAATAGCTTCTGTCAGCCATTCCTCATAGATTGGTTGGCAAAAATAAGAAGCGAGCCAGCTTCTCCGCATTTTGAACATTTTCCACGCTTCAAGGAGAGCGCCGCGTGATGCTGAATATGAGGAAGTAAAATGTTTGAGCAAAAGCTCGTATGGCAACTCCAATGCCGAGCCGATTTGTCTACAAATGGAGACTACGAAAGGATCAAATGCTGCATTGTTCCGTCCGGGGTTTGTTGTAGTAACCTTTTCTCCTTCCGCCAAGGAGATGATCGCCCCTGGAGCCAATTCATAGCTCGTCTCATCATCATCATCCACACGTTCTTCATCTGGAATCCCTTGTCCGAACTGCGGCCCCTCGGTGTCTCCCGACTCAATAAATACGGTAAAAAGCGAAGAGACTAGGGCAGCCATTAATTCTGCTTCTGAATATCTGTCCAATTGCTTCAGACTTTCGATTACGGGAGACAAAACCGGAACCCCCCGCCGCTGCTCAGGTCGTTCTGATTCCATAAGATGCAAGATGTTTTGCCGGCCAGTTTTCGCACCGAACTTTTCAATCCGCGTCCATTCATTTCTCCCGAACGATTTACCAAGTGGATGATTTTTCGAAATATGGTACGCCGCTACTTCTCCAAAACTACCAAGCTCTATACCATTGACAATATTTTCTTTTGCACCTGATGGGGATGAAATTCTATCCGCTTCAATCAATTGAACGCGCAAGCCGTAAAAGTGCTGTCGATGATGTCTATATGGAAGTAAGGCAAAAACTTCTCCGGACATCAAAAAGGACAAAAAAGCAAGCTGTTGCAAACCGTAGAAATTTTGCATCTGCATTGAGTCACACATAAGTGAATCAGCCCATACGGAAAACTCACGCTCGACTTTCGTTTCCCACTCGTCTGCTTCCTCTTCGGTAATCCCTAAAAATTCATAATCCACTTGCGCATTCAGACGCAATCCTGCCCCGACTATATTTGTTCTCATTGTTTTAAGAGAGCCTGTCGCCAAAGGAGTATTCATGAACAAATCACGGGAACGTTCTCGCAATGTATCCAAGTTGTCTTCAATGTCTTCTTTTACGCTGCCGCCTTTGAAAATCCATCCGAGCATTGACTTTTTCCGTTTGCTCGCTCCGCTGTTGGAATACCCGGAATTCAAAAGCCCCAGTTGTTTACGTGCTCCGACTCGTTTTAATGCCCGCTCAGGAGATACGATGGCAACGGCTCTATCAATTGCATTCAATCATTTCACCAACTTTCACAAATCTCTCGGAACTACACGGGTAACTCGTCTGCTTCCCCTACCAGTGACCGCAGCCTCGGCTTTCACCAATTCTTTTTGCCAAAATTTAATCTGCTCGCGCACCTGCGCTAAATTGGCACGCTCAAGCCGTCGGTTGTCAATCATATAACTTTGCCCTTTAGCAATGGCCTCTTCGGCATCCAGCCAGATTTGCAGCCGCTTTTTCACTTCCGTGACTGAAAATGCCACATCGATCACAATCCTCTCGAAATCGTTTTCCTTTTTCTCCGCTTGCGTTTGGCCGCTTGTGTGAAAACACTACCGTTCAATTTGTTGTCCTTCAGATAATGCAAATCTGGGTTCAATATTCTAAGAGCAGCCGTCGCATAATTTCGCAAATCCAACGGTTCATTTCGCACACTAGACGTTCTTTTCACCCATTCATGACGGGGCTGACCATTAATGAAGCGAATTCTCTTATATTCCGAAGTGAGACCAATAAAAAAAGCCTCGTCATACCCTTTTTCCTGCTCAATCGGAAAATGGCAATAACCCGGCTTGTCCTCAAATTCATTTCTTAACCTCGAAAAGATCAAATCCTTCCCTTCATTAACGCCCAGAGTGAACAAGTGGACATTTTGACGCCCCACCTTGGAAGGTTTATTAATGTACGCAACACCTGTTCCACCTTTTCCTTTGACGGCGAATATACGACGATGTTCTCTCGCTTTACAAAAGTCATACACTTCGCTTGTATAATGGCCGCCGCTATCAATACATGTTGCAGTTACCGACATGTGGGATCCGTCATTGGATAGCCATTCCTTTTGCAGAAAGGCATCCAGTTGATTCCACACGGCCTCTTGACCCGGATCTCCATAAAAAATCTTGTAGGAAATACCCCAACTAATTTCATCGATGCCCCATCCGACCACTTCGACTTCCAACCGATCATTTTGAACGTCGACGCCAGCAGTCAAGACAAGAACGCCATCAGGAATATCGCAGTCATAGCGCTCTCTACGAGCAACCAATTTGGCGTGATCCTGTTCATTGGTGTTTTCTTCCCACGACTCCCCTAACGTCGTATTCTTCCACGTTTTAAGGTTTTCGGTTCCTTTGCGCTTCGCTTCTTTAAATTCTGCGATAATCTTGGTCCACGATTCCCAAGGGGAAGCAAGTGCGTTCATATGAAACCCGCGTTTTACAGCATCCGGCTTTCTGGCAATCCACTTTCCTGATTGCGATTTCCATTCACTTTCAATATGGTGCTCCTTACAATGCCGGCATTCCATCCCCACGGGCTCAAACCTAATTTGCGTCCATTCATATGGTTGGAATTGACCGCAGCTAGGACAGGATATGCACCATTGCTCCATCGTGCTCTCTTCATATTCAGCTTCAATTCGTGATTCATTTTTTTTTGTTGGAGTGGAGACGGATATTTTTTTCCGGTTCCAAAACGTCTTGGTACGTTTATGGGCCAAAGATAGAGGGTCTCCCTCCGTCCCTGCCGATATGGGAAAGCGATCGACTTCATCAGCGAGAACAATTCGTATTGGGCGTGATGCCAAACTAGCTGGAGAGTTTGCCCCCACTAGAGAAATATGACCGCCTGCAAACTTCTTATGCAACAACGTATTATTCCCATCTCTCGACTTTGCATCAGACACCTTTTTACTCAAAGCAGGCGTGTCCCGAATCATGGAAGCCAGCCGGTCCTTTGAATAGGACTCGGCCATTTCCAATGTCGGCAAGACCAATAACATGGGCGATGGATCATAATCAATAAAATATCCGATGATGTTATTCAAGATTTCGGATTTCCCTACTTGCGCACTAGACATCACCACAATTTCCTCTATGCTGGCATCGTTGACGGCGTTCATGATCTCTCGCTGGTATGGCGCCCGATCTGTGTTCCATTTTCCGTATTCCGCGGAAGATTCCTGAGAAAGCACACGCTCTTGATCCGCCCACTCGGACACTTTTAATTTCGGAGGAGGAGCAACTAAACTAGCCGCCTTTTGAAACAGCTTTAGCGTCTGCTTCTGCGTCAATCTCCGCCACCTCCACAATGCTACTCTCATATTCCACTAATTCCACAAACAGAGACGGATCGTATGTCGCCAACTCCCCCAGCGCCTCATGTATGTTTTGCTCTAATATCGCTTCGATATATTTGGGATCGTCCTTATTCACCAACATCAACGCAACCTTTGTGGGGAGAGAAAGCATTTTGGAACGAAAGGCCATCACCATATGATTTAGAACCTTTTCGACTTCTTCGGAACGGTGCATTTCGTTTTTTATATGGGCAAGCTCAATTTCTGCTTTTTCACGTTTCGCTTTTTCATGCAACCACTTTTCGTAATCGAGTGATTCGGCTACATCGTTTTCATCCAATCCCTCGGATGCCAATTTTAAAAACGTTACGTATTTACCGACCGTATCGATCAAGTCAAATCGGCCATAACCGACGCGTGCGATTACACCTTCTTCAACTAACTGACGGACGCGCCGTTCAGTCAGATTGAACATCTTTGCAATCGCACTTGTATTGACTACCAAATCATTAACCGGCGTTTTCGCCATTAAAAATCACCCCACTTTGGAAGGAAAGCTCATTTCACGCATTTTTGTGTCTAGAAAAAGCCCGCGAGTCGCCGTCCCGCAGGGCGTCATTATTGGCCAGAAGGACCCGTCTTTTTTGAAATTGTTTGTGAATATCACACAATTCATTTCGGTTTTTTTGAATAAAAAACAGGCGCACCCTATGGCATGCCTGCATCAATGACAAAGAGCGACGCCTCGACAACACACCGAAGCATCGCTCATCACACGTTCGTATTTACTTATCACACACTACCATAATAACACATACAAAAACAAAATCTCTGTCATTATTCTCCCAAAAGTCTCCCACTTTTCTGTCACTCTCATAAATTATTTGGTACTTACTTACATTACTCAGCCTTTTACATGATATTATTACATTAACATAATACATATTCTGTTAAAGTCTATAATTACGTAGAAAGCCAATCCTGCCAATACTTCAAACAGCTTTTAAAAAATGAGTTTTACAAGCCCTTATTTTGTAAAAGTCTTTACTATACTAAAGTCCGCTTTAATCATTTAATCGAAAAAGCCAGTCTGCATTTCCGTAAAAAGACAAAATAAAAAACGCCGCATAAGCGACGTCGATTTACTCCATCATTCCGTTTTCAGTATCTCAGTTTTTTGTATGCTGCTTCGATGGCATCCTGGTTAACACCGATATATTTTAGAGTAATGTATTCAGCGCTATGGCCAAATATATCTTGAAGCAAAGCGACATCTTTCGTAGCTTGATAGAGGTGATAACCAAATGTTTTTCGTAATGTGTGCGTGCCGATTTCGGCTAAGCCAGCTGTATGAGCAGCTTCCCGTAAAATATTATATGCTTGGACACGGGTAATTGGGCTGTTCCGTCCTTGTCTGCTTTTGAACAAATATTCATCATCCGACAAATCTTTTATATACTTGTCAATAATCTTTCGTAATTCTGGCAAAACCGGTATTCGTTTGACCGAATTGGTTTTCTGTGTTTTTTGTTCCCGTATATACAAGACGGATTTACCTCGAACATCTTTTATTTTGAACCGTAAAATGTCTGAAATACGCAATCCGGTATAAATGCCAAAGCAAAAGAGAAGTTCGTTCCGAGCGCTCTTCTCCGATAAGATCGCCCGCACCTCTCGAACTTTTTCAACCTCCCGGATTGGTTGAACAAAGTTCATTCCTTGACCCCCTCGTGCTCATAAACTTCTATTCCCAGGCCGATTGCCAATTTATAAAGTGCTCGTCTCCGGATACGATAATACTTACTCTCTGACATACGCATTTCCGTATAGATTTCATAATTATACATGGGTTCCACTTCAAGGTATGCCATGAAAATGATTTGCCGTTCGATTTTCGACAGCTTGCAAAATCCTCGATTGAACCATTTCAAAAACCTCAAATATTCTTGCTTGAAATCCGCCATTTTTACTGCGGCATTTTCAACACTGGATTGTTTGATATTGGAATAGTTCGGCATTTCCAGTGTATATTTTGCTGTGATCGACGGCATCATTTCTTCATGGGTCGTTAACATATAGGTCCGGTATTGTCTTAGTGTGTCCTCGACTGCATCCTGCGTTGCTTTGCCATCAATATTGACAAGTAAATCTTGCATCACGGTTCCCCCTTTATTTTCTTCTAAATGCTCCATTTACCCGCTTATAAATATCACGCTTAATACCCATCAACTCCTGCAATTCTCGTTCCGTAAATTTTTCAGTTTTTTTCTGGCGCGCTTGTTTCCTATTGGTTTTTTCACCTTTCCAAAAGCCCTTTTCTTTAAGTTGATCTTGCAGAGTCCTCATTGGATCACTTCCTTCTTTAAAATGAAAAAGGGACGACAAATGAAGCAGCAAAACGCTGCTGTCAAATGTCGCCCCCGGATCTCGGTCAAGCCACTTTTAAACGGATATTTTCTTATTTTCTTCAATTCGAATCACTTTATCATCCATTAATACTAAACTTGCTGTACCATAAGCAGGCATATCGTAAATGATTACGTTTCCATCTTTTTTAAAATACAGCTTTTTATCATCCAATAAATCTGAAAGCTGTTCCATGATTTCTTCGCTCATTCGGACTCCCCCTGTGATATAATTGATGTGAGATTGGCAGGAGGAATCCTGTCTTTTTTATTTTCCAAACCACCCGCCGGTACGCGGTCGAATACTCCCCTCTTCTGCTTGGTCCATAATCAGCAGCGCGACGCTGATCAGATTACACCCAAATTCTTTGGCAATATCTTCGCCCGACATACCAGAACGCCACGGCTCACGGAACCGAAGAACCTGATAGCCGTCCCAATACCATTGCACATCAGCATTTTCAAGCAGGACATGGGAGTCTTCATGTTTTAAGGGCTTCACCATTTCTGGATGCTCCTTTCTCCTTAGTTGACCTCCATGTCTTTCTTAATTAATCCAGTTTCCACAAAAGCCTCCATGATTGAATTAATCAAATCTTCTTTGGGAATATCCATGGTTCCCTTAACTACTTGCAAACCGTCAAGGCTCAACTCTTTTTCTTTTTCCAAGCAATGCTTTTCACTCCAATAAGCACATTTGCCACTAAACTGACGTTGGAATTTATCTTCTTCAGGGTTGTAGTAAAAAATGGGCTCATTGCTTTCCCAGCCACCCAAACACAAGACCCACGTCTCTACTTTCGCCATTTCAATTTGTTCTACCACCTGCTTCACTCCTTTGTGTTATCTTCGGAACGAACGTTAGTCTGACGAAAGAGCAATGAACGGCTTGCCTTTCCAATGTTCCTTTACCACCGACCTCAAGGTCTCTTTGCTTGTCCGTGTTTCGTCTGTCCATGCTTCAAAATCGAGCGGCAATTCCGTTGGTTCGTAATCGTAAAACGCATCGTCATCACTTAGACCTGTTTCTTTCCGGTAGTAATTCTTCGCTTGCTCCAATGATTCAGCAGCTACAGCATCGTATTCGTTCAATTGAAATACTTTTACACTTTCCAAATTAATCGCTCCTTTTGTTTCGTATTTTGTTCGTACTGTTCAGTAACTTAACTTTTGCCCACAACCTGAGCAATATTTTCCGTTTACATTAGATTTACATATTGGGCAAGCCTGACTTGATGTTTCTGTTTTAATTACTTTTTGTGATGTTTGCCTTTCTATAGATACCAACAACGTCTCTAATAATGGCTTTTCAAAACGTAGTGGAATCCATTGTATTCCGTAATTTTCTTCAAATTCTCGGATTCCGGATTGTGCTTTTTCTTTTAATATCTCAACCCTTGCTTTTTCTAAATCAGCAAATACATCACCTTTCACTGAATTTCACTCCTTCACATAATCCGTCTACTGCGAAACTACTTTTTAACACCAGTAATGTTTTCGATTGTTCCAACTTTCTGAACAACCTTAGTTAGTCGATCAATATAGCCTTCTTTGTAAATGGTTCCAGCGTCATACTCCTTGACATGGAATTCAAACATTGCGATACATAATTTTGATTCCGCGGACTTACTGCATACCACTTTTTCCAATGCCGTCAATCCTTGTTTGCTATGCAACTTGGTACCAGACCGTTTAAGAATTTTATTGCGTTGACGTTTTTTCATAAGTTCATATTCACACCTTTGCAAATTCCGTCTACTACTTACCAATACGTCTCTCATACTCCTGCAACAATTCCCGATCAGTCATATTCTCAAATGCCGATCGGTTCCATCCAGTCCACAGGGTTAGCAAGGCGATGAGTTCTTCACGTTGACCGGGTGTCACGGCAAATCCTCCGCTTTCACAAATACCCCGTTTACCATTTTGCCCGTCCGGTCCTTAATCTCTTCATAAGCGATACCTGCACACTCCTCAATGGAGGTTCCTAACTGCATAGAGAGTATGGTCAGGACGACGTGTGCATCCCCGATACCGTCCTTCGCTTCGTCAATATTTCCTCTCGCCAGAGCAGCAGCGATTTCTCCGATTTCTTCCATGAGTTTGAGCATTTGATTGTTGGGGGTGGCCATATCGAGCCCTCGATGAATGGCCCAACTGCGAATGTGATCGGTAGTATCTTGGATGTTCGGAACTTTCAAATCTTTGTAATTAGGATTTTTCATTTCGTTTCCTCCCTCTATGCTCCAACTAAAAAATCTGTAATTGATGTCGCTGATCTGTTGGACCAACTTATTTCTGTTATGTCCGTGTTTTTAATTGCGTAAGCCATCATTGCCTTTGGCGCGTCAGGATCTATATAGCCCCACCCGTTTATATCAAGATATTTTTTAGGCTTTAAACTGAAACAACATAAGTAAGGCATATCTTCATCTCTAACGACATACTGATATCCTTTTTCATTCAGCTCTTTTAATAGAGTGATTGTTTCTTCTCGATTATTGAGATTCATGTTTTCATCCCATCTTCTATATCGTGGCCAGCCATCGCCGTTTCCCAAGAAACTGTTTTTATCGGCCCGTTGAAAAGGTTCAGAATTTCATCTTTCCCTTTGGTATCTTCATAAAAATAATCATATCCATGGAGCGAAAAGTGAACTCTACTCTTTACCAGCGAAGGGGTGTATCCACTGGTGATCCGGAGCCAATGAAACTCGGAACTCAGTTGGCAATGTATGAGCTCCTTCCCACCATCAAGAAAATCATCGAATGATAATTGATTCACACGCAGCCCCTCCTATGCCTCCATTTTTTATTACGTGGCGATCCAGTCATATGGTAAAAGAGGGGAACTAACCCCTCTTTTATTTCTTATGCCACAATAGTGACTTTCTTTTTGTCTATCAAATCGGCTAGCTGTTCAGCGAAATACTCTTTAATATTGTGCATGGCGTTCAACTCCCAAGCACCACCGTCCGCTTCAAATAAAGCGACTTCCCCGCCTTCACGCAGGCGCAGAATGAAATCTGATTCGGGTTGAGTGACTTCAACGAACGTCCTGAACGGTTTCAGGGAAACTGGGTTCGGCACGTTCTCAAAACCAATTGTTGCCACACCTTGCTTTGCCGTCACTCGCTGGGTAACTCCGTCATCGTTTTGCGTGACCGAATTTTCCTCGACGATTGAACTGATTACCTTCAAGACCTTTTCTTTGCTGGCGTTGTGGACGAAACAAGCTTGTAGCATGATGTTGAAAGCTTCACGGGACATAAACCGTTCAAACTCGATTTCCGGCAAAAGCGCTTTGGCTTTGATATACGTTCGACGGTCATTGACATCATTCAAGGCATCAAAGACATTGACTTTCGTTGGCGATTCGACATGGATCATGACTGAACGTTCATGGTCAAAGTTGGAACGAATGTAATCTACCAATCCGGACAAACTTTGAATCTCGATGGTGTTGACGTCATGCTCGACGTTCAAACGATGCAAGCTACGGGTGGAGTATGTATTACCCAATGCCTCCACAGTTTCCGGTCTCTTCAAATCCAACAAATACTGAACAAATTCTTTTAACATTTTCATAACCTCTTTCTTTTTTTATTTAAAGCCAACAACTTTACTGTCGACAGCTTTCGGTTTTGGTGTTTCTTCGGTTTTTTGCCCTTTATCGTCCAGAACCTCGCCATTGTCGTCCACGTACATTTGCCCTGGAATGCCGCTTTTCAATTCCGCGCCGGTGATTCGTCCGTCCTTGTCCATATCAATCAACAATTCCGTTCCGATCGGCTGAGGTGGAGCGATAGAGGACTTGGCTTCCACGGAAACGTTCGCCAAGTTCCGGTTTTTGTTTGCCTTCAACGTGACGACCAACGTGACCTTTCTCGCCTTCTTGAAATCCGTGTTAGGATCCGCGATATTTTCAAGCACTTTCTGCAATTCGATATTAAACTTTTCCGAAACAGCACCATTGGCAAGACTATTCAAATCGATTATTTTTTTCATACCTCTCACCTCTTCATTTTTTATTCACTGCGTAATCGCGCGCTTGACAGCGAGTAAGCCCTTCAATACTGGATAGCTGAGCAATTCTAAAGGTGTATTTTCAGGACTGGCATAAACGCCAATCTTATGTAGCTGCTCAATGACGTATTTTTTTCTATTTGCCATGCAGGATCCCCCTCTCCTATTTTTCTAAGTGGCGTTCATAAAGCCTGTTCAACTCTTCATCTGAAAGACTTTCAAGAAACGAAAGCGCATAATTATTTTTAAGATAGATTGCCGTGATTTTCTCTTCACACTCATCTTTGCCCATGTTCACACCCCCGCTCTGTAAAGAACGCGCTCTCCTGCTTTCGCATGACCGACATAGGCCGGATATTCAACGACGTTTTTCCGATGCTCATACAAGCTCGCTTCGATTCCCGTATCAGGGAAAAACATCGTGGGTATCATCAACCTATCCGCATGTGTGATTTTCCCTCCGCGATCCCGGAATAACTCAACATGAAGCCGGAACGCGTCCAGTGAGTTTTCTGCTAAATAAAATGCAAACCAATCTTTTTCTTGGGTCTGGATGACGAACAATTTAATTCTTCCGATTCCTAGCATATTGCTCTCAACCAGACGCTCGATCTCTTGTCCGTTGTACGAGATAACATTCAGCTTTTCGCTGTCATCGTCCAACTGGACAGCTCGGTTGGCGATCGCCCAATACACGCTATGTGCCAGTCGGGGCAAATCAGTTTCGACGGCAAAGTCAAAGACCTCCTTCACCGTCACCATCGTTACGCCATTCCTCTCTGGGACCAATCGATATCATACAGCTTTCCGGTATCCTTCACGTAGGCGACTGTCGCCGTTCCGGTAGGCCCATTTCTTTGTTTCGAAACGATGATTTCCAACAGATTTTGGTTTTCGGTTTCTTTATCATAGTAGTCCTCCCGGTACAGGAAGCAGATTACATCGGCATCTTGTTCGATATTTCCCGATTCCCGTAAATCGCTCATGAGCGGTCTTTTGTCCTGACGAGATTCCACTCCTCGATTGAGCTGTGATAAGCAGACAACAGGACAATCAAATTCTTTTGCCATGCCTTTCAGGTCGTAGCTGATTTGTCCGACCTGCTGCGTTACATTATCGCGAGGGTTATCGGGCCGAATCAGTTGCAAATAGTCGATGAAGATAATCGGCTTTTTGCCGGGATTGTTTTTAATGATTTGGCGAGCTTTTGCTTTGATCTGACCGGTAGTCAGCCCACTGCGGTCATCGATCTGGATATTGGCATCTCCGAGATGGCCGATTGCTTGGGGCCATTTGTTCTTTTGCTTTTGATCGAAATATTCATACGGGTTACGCATGCGGAGCCGGTTATATCCCCCTGCCGAGGCGATTAGACGTGTGACCATTAATTTTCGGCTCATTTCAAGTGAAAAGATGATTGGTAAATGTTTGGACCAGCCGGCAGATAGGGCGAAATGATTCAATGTGTCCGTCTTCCCCATAGATGGCCTAGCAGCTACAATTATCATTTCGCTATTTTGGAAACCATTCAGGAGTTTGTCCAAGTCTCTCAGCCCACTCGAAACTCCAGTATCAACAATCATCGGCTGAAAAGGCATTTCGAAAAGGGTGGCCAAATCGTCTTTTATTGACGCATCTTCTTGGGGAGTATGCTCCATCTGCAAGTCGTCAAAGGCTTTTTGAATGTCTGCGATCTCCCAATTTTCCGTTTGCGCTTGCTGGAGCAGACGGCCTTTTTCCCTTGATTTCCATCCCTCGACAACAATTTCTCTGTATTCGTCAAATCGAGAGGGGTTCGCGAAATTGTTAAGATCGGCCAAGTAGTTTGCGCCACCTAATTCAGTCGGCTCCCGCATTGTCATGATCGTGATATAATCAACTGGTCGCTTCTGCCTCACCAATTCCTTCATGGCGGAAAAAATGTTTTTGTGCATCTGCTTCGTGAAATAGGCTTCCTGAATCCCACTGTCAAGAATCAGGTAGTCTTCCCGCAGCATCGAACCTAAAATACTTTTCTCGGCAAGTTCAAAATTCATTTATTCTTCCCCTCTCCCAAAGTCCAGCTGTGGTGGCTGATACGGTGCCGATGCCGGAAGTTTTCTTTTTTGAAAGTTCTCGTTCAGATAGTTTTCGAAATTAGTAGCATTGAACAAGGTGGACGGGCGCAGGTAATTATTGAACTGCGGATCGTTCAGCCATTGATTCGCCTTGCTATCAATAACGGACTTAAAGTCTTCAAGTGTGTATCCATCGCTAAGCCGTCCGTTAATCAGTTTCTTGGTTGCGGATGACGAGGCTTTGAAACGCTTCCCAGTTTTTTCGTTTAGGTAATCAATGATCTGAAAAGCGACGTCGAGATCATTCTCGACAATATCTTTTTTATTACTCTTAATCTCTTTGGTTATTGGTGGGGTCATATTGTCCCGATGACATGGGGCCGTATTGTCCTCAACGTTCGGGGCACTTTGACCCTCTCCATTGGGACAATTTGACCCGATGGTCGGGACAGTTTGCCCGCTTTCCGAAACACACTTGGAATAATCGATTCGATACCATTTTGTCCGGTCCATTTTCATCTTGTTATGGGCAGACGTCGAAATGACGTAGCCCTCATCTTCAAGCTTCTTCACAGTACGCTTGATTGTTTTAACGGACCAGAACGGGAACTCTTCCTGCCATTCTTCGAAAGTTTTATAGACCCATCTATAACCATCCTTGATGTTGGTCGAAATAAGCGAACGGTAGTGCAGTTGTTGCAATAAAATAGCCTCGTTAAGCCCTATGTTTTTCGCCAGTGAAGGCAAGACTTGCAGGGGAGGCTCACTGATTAATAGATTCATTCATGCCCCTCCTATGGTGCTGGTATGACTCTCGGCTTGCCGGATTCGCGATGCACGATCAACCATTCATCCGTCATCTTCTTACTGATCAGCCAGTTAGCTGGAGCAAGTTTGAAAGATTTGATGTGATTGCACTCAGCCACCGACGGTTTACGTCCTCGCTTCAATACTGTCACCTCCCCACGTCTCGACGAATCGCAGTGCGTCTTGCAGTTGCGATTGCTTGATGTCCCGGTACGAATCCACTTCATACCGTTCGCGCATTTCCGAATAGATCGCGCGAAAGATCACTGGACGAGCGCCGATTTCCTTTTTCGTCAAATGATAGACCCGCTCACCGACAGCATTACGAAGCCTGCGCTGCTCCCCCGAATGCAAAGTAGAATTCTGAATCTGAGTTTCCAAAGCTATCACCCTACTTTCTAAATGATTGATCGCTTCTTTGACAGCCGGAGGCAAGGCTGTCCTCATTTTGTCGTCTGCCTCTAATCGTTGCCCTCTCGTATGGATTGCATAATATTTATCAATGAGCATTTGATACGATTGCCAAGCTTGGTCATTGTTCAGCGAACGGGCAAGTAGCAACGCACCCTGTTCGGTCCACAAATACAAAACAGAAACATATTTAAGGCTGTCCTCATTTTGTCGCCCGGTTTTGAAAGCCTTCAATTCCTCTCCGACAAGCACGTAGTAGTGGACACCGGCAGTGTAACGATTTCGGTTCCGTTGGAAGTTACGGGTAATCGTCTTACTATCCGTCTCAAACAGTTCGGCGATCTGGCTCGTCGAAAGGACTCTCCTGGAAGCGTGTTCGATTACTTGAGGTTTATCCACACAGTCTTTCCTCCCTTGACGTCTCTCCCCTGATCGTCTATAATCAAGGGAGAACGTTTGTTTTATATGATTTGTTTACCGACTCATTCGCATGCCAGTGCGAGTGGGTTTTTTATTTGTCCGAAATTCACGTGGATTACCTCTGTTTGAGTTTGAACAGGTTCAAGCCAATCTTGGGGTAGATGCTCTTCGATCAGTTGAAGTTCGTTCTGACTCAGAATTGCGATAAACTGAACCCCCTCTATTTCCGTCCGGATCTCCACTGGGTAATCCCCACACGCGGATCGCTTTTGAACGTCGAACGTCGTAAAGTAATTTAAGAAAAACTCGGGGTTGCAAAAATGTTCTACCCGACCTCCTGCCGGATGGATAGAAGTTGAGATAATTCCCCTCTCCGTGTCATCCAGCACCGATACAAGTTGCTGAGTCAGGTCGATAAGCTCGTTCAAATGATTCATTTGTATCTCTCCTTTTATTTTTTTGATGGTGAATCCCATCAAGAAGCCCATGAGTTGCCGTGGAGTAGAGAACGATTTTGGGAGGTATGAGATAGTAACGGGATTCATTCTCATGGACTTCTTGACAGGAGCCAAACGCTCCGTCATAATAAAATGTACAATCTAAACTTTTATCTTCAGCCGATTGATGGGCCAACATCAGTCGGTTTTTTCGTTTTCTCGTAAGACCTTCAATGACCTAATAGCATCCTCCGTGCGCTTAAGCGCTTGCTCGTAATCTCCTTTTTTCAATCGTTTAAACGCAACCCTCAAACAACATTCCGCTGCGTAAATCTCTTGATCGGGATTGATAGTGACCATTTGAAACCTCCTAGAATAAAAATCTGATAAATCCCCCTACCACTTTCGTCAACATGTCTACCAATAAATTGATATCCACGCCGTTAATAAGGTACATTCCGGCTTCGACTGTTGTCGTGTTCGATGTTAATCGAATTTGAATTACTTGCAGCCACCGGATAAAGTCCTCCGTTGCCAGTGTCATTTCGTTGCGCTCGACTTTTGAAATGGTGCTCCTAGAGATATTAACTAACGGGGACATTTCCTCTTGTGTCAATCCAGCACCTTTGCGCGTGGCTCGCAAGAGTTGTCCAACATTCATTCCCTCTCCCCCCTCAAATGTTCAAAAACAGAACATGTTCAAACAATGAACAGTATTTTTCTATGAACCTGGTAAAATTATTTATAGAAGATAGATGACGCACCTGTCATCCTCGTTACGAAACCCTCTCATACTGATTAGCATTAGCTTTTCTTCGAATTCTGTCATTGACAGTTTTCAGTTCTCCTCCGAGCTTTGCTAAAATACCGAAACGGAACTTCTCCACATTCGTGGATGGGCTGTTAATAATAGCCACCATTTCGGCATTTATCCTTTCCACCAAACGTCGTCTGTCTTCTTGATCATTAGTGATCATGCTGCCACTCCCTTTCATCTTTGATCCACCTATTTTATTGAGCAACCTTGCTCCCCCGTTCTTCTACAGGAGAAACCATACATCCGATGTTCAAAGGCTTCATTTCTTTAATAGCTTCATTCAATTCTGCTTCGGTTTTTATTCCGTACTTAGCCAAAGCTTTCCAAATTTTTTCGACTTTTTCTTCATTGTTTGGCAATTTTCCCATCTCCTTTCCAACTTCCTCCCCTCTCTATGAATGTGATACGATTCTCATAGGAAGGAGGTGAAACCAATGCCTGAATACTTATGGGATATTGATATCGAACAATTGCCTTTAGGATGGAGCGATATTTATGAAGACGCATTTGAAAATTACCCAAACGGTATGATGATTGAGGGTGTCTTCTTCCATCCAGTTGACTATCACGCACAGTTGCTTTCTTACTTTCATACCTACCAAGCGAAAGCAAAAGCCGCTTACGGGAATCTTCAAAAGCAATTTGATCGAGATACCCTAAATCTATTAGTTGCTTATGATAAATTCTTGTATTCCATTTTGTTAGTGTGGCTAGATGACGAACGGGATAGCAGTCAATTCGATTCTTCTAAACTGGATAAAGAATTGAAAGATTCGATTTGGTATAATCTTTCAGCAGAATCTGATCTCGATTTCATGAAGCCATTCAAGCCTCTTCAACTTATTCAAATGAACTTTGATGCAATTCAGTAAGGTAAAATGCAATTAATTTAGCCATCCGAGCAGGTCCTTCAAGTTTTTCTTTTTCGCCTGCTCTGGCTCTTTTAGCATCTTCTTTTAATCGTCTAGCGTGGTTGTTACTGACGCCAAGATCCGAAGCTATCTTCGAGCAAGTTGCATTTAATAAATAATCAATCAAACGCTCCTGCATTTCCTTCTCCATCCTTCTCACCTCCTACCCGACTTCCCTATTCTTCATTTCGTGGCTTTCATCCTCAAAAAAAATTGTCCAATGAAAACCAAGCACTTGGGATATTTTTTTAGCATTATTTACAGTAGCCCCTCGCTCACCGGATTCAATATGTCCATACGTGGATCTTCCGATACCAGCTTGGTCTGCTACTTGTTCTTGCGTGAGACCGGCTTTATCACGGATTTCTTTCAACCATGTTCTCACTATATCACCTCAATTCTTCATATCGTGGCTTGGTTGTACCTTCACTATAAACTACATTTTGTAGCACGTCAACAGTTTATTCTTCTTTTTGAAGAATTATATGAATTCTTCTTTTTGTAGAGTTACAATGGATGTATATTTTATAAGGAGTGGCTAACTGTGGAATTTAGCAAAAGGCTTATTGACTTGAGAAAAAAGAAAAAGCTTTTGCAAACAGATGTAGCTGAAAAGATTGGTGTCGCACGGGCTACATACGGTGCTTACGAACAAGGGAACAGACAACCTGACTTTGACACTCTTGAAAAGATTGCTTCCTTCTTCGGGGTTTCTACGGACTACCTCCTAGGTAGATCGGACATTCAAAACCCTGAACCAGTATTTGTCGCCGGTAGAGAAATAAATTTATCCGAAGAGGAAATTATCCTTTTTAACGAACTAAAAAAACACCCAATCATGCTGCATGATTTGGTATCTGATCCTGAACGGAAAGTGAAAGAACTAATCAAGCTATATAAAATGAAAAAGTTGTTTTTAGAAGATGATGAGGAGGAAGATTTGGGAGACGGTTTTGGAACGTTAAAAGATTAGGCGTGATTTAGCAACTATTGATGAACTTAGCAACACAAACTGCAATTGAGAACAGATTAAAAAGGTTGTGATTCAAATAATTCAACTACAACCTAGACAACAGCATACCGATTACTGGGAAGAACGAGCTGAAAAAGTTCTCTCCAATTTCAATCTTAAATATCCGGATGAAATCGACATCGCTCATATTTGCTGGTTGTATGGAATTAAAATCCTGCCTTTAGATGTTCCGTTTTTGGAGTATTGCGATGTCGAGCTGGAGAATTTAGAGGGAGTAAAAGCATATTCCGTTCCAAAAGAAGATGATCGGCAAGGGACAATATTTTTAAAAGAGAACTTGCCTCACGTCGAAAGAAAGCTACTCATCGCTGAGGAGTTTTGTCATTTGTATGCTCACTACTCCCCTCAATTGAACGTCGACGAATACATATTGGCCAAAAACGAACACCAAGCCAAAAGGATGTCAGCTTATCTACTGATGCCACAACGATTCTTGGGACAAGTATATGATGAGGCCATAGATGAAGCAGTCCTAATTAGTGATATCGCGGACTATTTTATGGTGACAGATGAATTTGCACGGTATCGGTTGGAGTTGATCTTTCATCATAAAGTGGATGCTATTACTTCGTTGCGAGGTAAGCTACAGACTTTTGAGTGGATCGGTTAACTTCTGAGGATAGTCGTAGCTGCAGCTACACTTGTCGCAACAGCTATTCCTATGTTACTCTAAACTCTCTCCCCCACAACAAGTGGGGTGTTTTTTTACCCATCAAACGAACGTATATTCCCGCAAGGAGATTAGTTATTTGAAAGGAGCATTGTAATGGCAATCAAGAAAGCCGCACTATATGTACGAGTAAGTACGCTACATCAAATTGATAAGGATTCACTACCATTCCAGCGTCAAGAGTTGACCAATTACGCTAAATACGCGCTCAATATAGAGGATGTGGAAATATTTGAAGACGCCGGCTATTCCGCTAAGAATACCGACCGGCCGAAGTATCAGCAAATGATGAAACGCATTCGCAATGGGGAGTTTACACATTTGATTGTCTGGAAGATAGACCGGATTTCTCGTAATCTTAAAGACTTTTCGGAGATGTACGAGGAATTGAAGAGTTACAAAGTGACGTTCGTTTCGAAAAACGAGCAATTCGACACTTCAACCGCGATGGGTGAAGCTATGCTCAAAATTATCTTGGTGTTTGCCGAACTTGAACGGAAACTGACTGCCGAGCGTGTGTTTTCCATCATGCTCTCTCGCGCGGAAAAAGGCTTATGGAACGGCGCGACTGTACCTTTGGGGTTTGTATGGTCCGAAGAAAAGAAGTTCCCGGTCGAAGATCCGGAGGAAGTGGCTATTGTACGCCTTATTTACAGCCTGTACGAGCAGACACGTTCCACCTTGAAGGTTGCCTACCAATTGAACGAGAAGGCCGTTAAAACGAAGCGTGGAGGCCGGTGGACGGCTAAAACGGTACGTGATATCCTTCGCAATCCTTTTTATATTGGAACATACCGTTATAACATGCGTGAGAGCACAGGTAGTAGGCGTTTGAAGGATAAGGGCGAGTGGATCGTCGTCGAGGATAACCATCCGGCCATCATAGATAAGGAGCAATTCAAGCGAGTCAATCAGCTACTATCTGATAACTATCGCGGTTTGACGGACGTGCAGCGCGCGGATATTCACAAACACATCTTTTCGAAGATGATATATTGCGGAAAATGTGATGCGCTATTGACCTCCGGATTAGATGTTGCCAGAAAAGACGGCTATCGCCCATCTCGATATACCTGCATATCATCGCGTACCGGATCGAATCGATGCAGCAACTATGTGAGCGACCTCATTATTGGCCCTTTTATTTTTAACTATGTGTCCAATTTGATTCGTTTACAGGAGAGAATAACAACTAAACACTCGACACGTGATATGGAGCGCGCCCTGCTGCGCGGGAATGCTTTTATCGATGTCGTAGGGATAGACGATACTGCATTGAAAGAAACGTACTTCGCGCTAACCAACGGCATGCCTGACCAAGAATATTCCATGGCAACTGATGATGGGAACATCATGCCAAACTTGGATGTCGATCGTTTGGTTAAGGAAAAATTGAAATACGAGAAGGCGTTAATCCGATTGGAGGATTTATATTTATTCGGCGAGGATGGCATCAGCCAGAAGGATTATATTTTCAAGAAGCGCGATATACAAGAAAGGTTGGAAGGTATCGAGATGGAGATCGATGCGTTGCAACAAAAAGGCGAGGATAGGACGAGCGACGCGTTTATCGATCACGCCCGGCATTTTTTGATTACGAGGGAGATGCAACAGGCAAGGAACGTTGATTATCGGGCTTTGTCTGAAACAGTCGGTCGGGAGGCTTTGTCCGATTTCATGCACACTATAATTGATCGCATTGTCGTTGCAGATAAGCGCGTTCAATCGATCACATTTAAAAACGGCATTACACACACTTTTGCATATAAGCCGTTGCTGGATAGCAAAGGCATCGCGCCAGCAAGAATGCAGTATAAAGAATACGAAGAGGTAGTCTTGGAGTATTTGAAAGAAAACGGCCCAGCATCACGCAACGATCTACAAAAAGCCACCAACATCACGCGTGATGGCTTTTATAAATTATTAGCTGAATTGATAGAGCGCGGACTTGTGACAAAAACCGGGCAATCCACTCAAACACGGTATGAATATATAGAAAAACTCACTTGA